GTTGGCAATATCCCCAATGGCGGCGCTATAGGCGATTTCCTTGATCAAGACCTGCCCTAAAGCGGTCATCAAGGTCATCACCAAATTAGGCACATAGGGTTCATTGGGTAAAAAGTTGCCGTTGGCATCCCAGGGGATTCCAAGTTGACTGACGGCAATGCCGCGTTTACGGCAGAACTTTTCGCGCAGGTCTTTCCAGGGCAGGGAATTGGTTTTGATGTCCATTGTCACCTGATTAGGCGCGATAAATTCACAACCATCCAAATCAATCGTCACAACGGCGGTATCACAGTTCTCGTCGGCTACCCCCGTTGTATCAATGTTAAATTCCTGATCGGTCAGTACCGGGACGGCCATATTATCTGCCCATTCGCCTATATAGACAGGTAAATTAATCACCCAGGCGTCCGGCGGGCAGGCTTGCTCCAATCGGGTAATCGGGAAACTGCAATCTTTTGCAAATAACCCGGCGTCTGTCAGATAGACGCTATCTAAGTCAATCAGTGTATTGGCTGCGAGGGTCATTTCACTGCTCCATGTTTTTGACGGCGTTCAACCGCACGATTAATAGAATCCATCACATTGCTGCCCACTGTTGACCCCGCCTTTTGGCGCTCGGTTACCGATTGGGGATTTTGCCGTGCTAACTTAGCTGATGGGGAGGGGACGGTTGGCACGCCCGCAGTGGTGATCGGCTCGGTTTCCAAACGTTTAACCCGGCGCGTTAACACCTGATCATTACTGGTCAGGATAAGTACCAATTGCTCCATTTTGGCTAACTTGGCTTGGAGCGCCTGCAATTGGTTTTCATAGGCTTGGATGCGCTTTGCCATTTCAGCCAGGGCCGGGGCATCCTCTTTTAATTCCTCGGCGGTGTTTTCGGCTGTTTCAACCGCCTCATCTAAAGTTGAGGCCGGCTCCGATTCGGCAGGCGTTTCCTCAACAATTTCTGTTTCATCCGACTCGGTGGCATTAAGAATCGCCTGATCCAAATCGGTCAACTCGGTATTCTCATCTAATTTCTTACGTGCTGCCATATCGTTACTCCGCTCATTACTCCGCGCTTTTAGATAGAATTTTATCAGATTATCAGCCTTTTGTGGGATTTGGGATAAAGGAATGTCAAATTGTTGCCGCCATTGATCCAAAATTTCAAAGGCTTGTTCGGCATAACCGCTGCTTGTTTTGGTACTAAACAGGCCATTATGGGTTAAGGCTCCCTCGCTTACAAAATCATTGTACCAAAAGTTGACCGGGCGCATAATCGGCAGTTCAGTGGTTGCCATTGGGGGACGCGATTCCTCATCAATATAGCCATAGTCATCCAATGCAGGATGCTCAACCCCGTCCGGGGTTATCCACACTAAATCGGTGTCAATCACAACTGACATCCCGATCTCCTCCGGGTTGGTTTCGGCCATTTGGTAAATGTATTCTAAGGGGTCTTGGAAAAAGGCCGGGGAATGACGCGCCGCCGGCAGCATCCGAATATCAGATAAAAGCCGATCCCCATCAATCCTAAAATTAAAGCTGTTGCCTACCTTTTTGCCCATCGCATTCTCTGACCAGCCGGGGTGACCAAAACGCGATTTAATACCGCCGGGTTCGGCATTACCCAGCACGGCCATCATTTGCAGGGTTTTATGATCGGTCATAATGCCGTGTCCAATCGCCTCAACATTAGCCAGCATGGTCACGACCCGATAAAGATGATCCGTTTGCCGATCCACATTCTTGGGGGTAATCATGCCGTATAGGGGATTGCCCTGAAACTTTAGTTTAATGATGCTCATGTGCCGCCTTTATATCCCGATAATTCCCTAATACGCCGCCCCGCACCTCAATCGGCGACCATTCAATGGCGCGATCAATGCACGTCTCACAATGCTCAGTTGACCCAAGTGTCCAGTAGCAGTCAAAATTACCATCACCCTCTAGTTGCACAATAATCCAACGGCAGCCATCCCCGTTTTTACAAATGCTGCTGCCGTCCGCCGGATAAGCCGGTAAGGATGGGATACCCCACGCTCTCACATAACTGCGCTCATAGGCCGCCCGTGTTGCTCGAAAGTAATTGGCCGCCCGTGCGCGTATTTGTGCCTCACTTAAATTATCGATCACCGCTACGAATCCGTCAATAAAACTATATTCATCCCGGAGTTGGCGGCCAATCCATCCCCAATCATTAAAATCCATCTGACTGCGCCCGCCCTTGCCAAGTATCCCCTGCTGTGTCCACGCTAATTTAACCTCTTGTTTGAATAAATCCCCAAACTCAACTGCGCTAATCTGACCGCCAATAAGTTGGCTAACAAGATCATCACCAAAAATAGTTTCTCCATCAATAATTTTTTGCACATATTCTAAAATATCATCAGGACTTAATAGCTGTTGGGTATCTATATTTCGATATTGATTCAGTGATCTTATCCATTCATAAGGCATTCTATTCCGCTGCCTCCTCTGCAATCAATAATTCATAAAGATTTTGATCAATGGTCTGAGCATGGTCAAGCGCCTGATCCACATCCTCATCCGTAATCTCAACCCCATCCTCATTATATAAAATCGCCATGACTAAACGTGCCAGCTGATCATCCTTTAGATTATCCTCATCCCCCTCACTTGGATGATCGGATTGATCATCCTGAGGGGCAGTAGATTCGGTTAAGGTATCCTGCTCAATCACGGGGATACTTAAAATCGTGCTGTCAATAATGGCGCGAATTTCCTCGCGGCTTAAGGTATCCGGGGGGAGCGACTGAACTGCATTAGCAAAGGTTTCTAAAACCTCAATATTGCGCTTTTGCATTAAATCATTAGGCCGATTCACGCTAATGGTGACACGCGGGTAAATTGCGCCTAACGTGGCGGCAATCTGATGCAAGATCGCGCCAATGCCGGTATCCGCCGCGTTCTCGGCTACTGTATCGGCCTGCGCTCCAAATCCAATCCCCCCCCGTGTCACAATGGATGATAACGGCTCGCTAAAGCATAGCGCGATCACGTCCTCAATATATTGGCGGCGTTCCTCAAATGATACCCCGTCGTCCTGTCTAAAGTTGACCGCCACATAATTCCCATCAGGGTTATCAGTGGTTAAAATGGTGGTTCCCTTATCGATGAGATAACCGCGTGATCGATTTTCCTCACGGTTAGTTTCAATTAAATCTTTAAGTTGCGCCGCCGATTCTTGAATCCCCGTAAACAATATGACCCCATCAGTCATGGCGTTTAGTTTCTTTTCAATCCGGGCATCAATCACCAAAATATCCTCGGCCAATACCCCAAGCGCCATCCACATGGCCGACGTACCAATGCCGTAATAACTTGTCTCGCCGGGGGTCATGGGCAATATTTGGGTTTTATGGAGTAATATCCATGATGCCTGTCCATCAACTAAGGTATGATACCAATATGGAAATTCCTGCACGCCGGTGGGTTCTAAATAGTAAATATTAGGCATGTAGGGCACGGGGGTTCCGTATTTAACCCAATCCACATCCAGATAATATTTATGGGATGTGTTCTCAATCGGGATCAGATTCAACCCCATCGATTCCCACATATCCGTATCATAATGAATGGGGACAGTCGCAATCGGCACGCCCCGATTATAAACGCGCAGACCGCGTACCATCAGCTTAACGGCCTGAGTAATGCCCAATGGCGAATCGTTAAACATGGCAATCGCGTCCCGCGCTTTGCCAACGGGGGATTTACGGCCTGATAATTCAAAGGTAGCCGTTGCTGACTGATCCTGCTGTCGCCTGATCACGCCGGATACTTGCGAGTTTACAATCGGAGCAATGCCCACGTTAGCCACCCGGCCATCCACCATCGATTCACAGGCCAAATCATCAAGACCGCTGCCCTTTTCCGGCCACCGCACCACCATCGTTTCCCGATCCCGATCCAAAGCTACCCCGGCGCTAAAAAAGTTGGCGGTAGGGGCGGCTAAATAATCCACTGATGAGGTCGTCACACGATTCGTTCTTTGGTACGTGCGAGGGATGATGATCCCTGTTTCCTGATCGGTTATAAAGCCGTTCTCATTGATAATTGGCACGGATTATCCTTTGAATATCTATTGTTTAGTGTAGCATAAACTAAGCCATACTAGATCGCTTGGGCTTATATAGTCCGTAACGCAGGGCGTCGAAACAGTTTTTAACTAAAACCCCATTTGCATAATATTCATGCTGATCCTGAATGTGAACCGTGTAAACCCTTTCGCTTTCCCCATCTTGCAATTGCAGCACATGTTTTGGAGCAGTATTGGGTTTTATCATATCGGCTAGAGGTAAATGATTGATGGCATATTGGACATTCTTTTTGAATATCATCCAATCCATTATCACGTCGCCATTTAGATTTGCATTTATTACTGCAAAATCGTGCTTTTTCAGGTGTTTTGGAAGTAAAACTCGCATGGCATTGTTCGCAAATACATTCAATTGCTTTTCGATTTCCAATGCTAGTTTTGGCATGATCACTATGCCATTGATGGCCTGCTTTGGAGCGATGCCAGGCGATAGCAAGCGGGCGAATTTTATCCATATTTTGCTGTCGTGCCTCCAGGTGTTTCGGGTCTTTCCCATGTAAGCGAGAATGTCCTGATCGTGACATGATTTGAAGATTGGTAATATCATTATTGAGAGAATTTCCATCAATATGATGGATACAATATCCTTTAGGGATTTCTCCATGTACTGATTTCCAGATTTCTTGATGTAAAGCGCCAACTCCTCTTTTGCGATGATTTCCGCCCGGCCAATAATAGACCCGATGAGATCGTTTTGCAGATTCTGGATAACGTCTGAATTTAATCCCATTAAAAATGATAGTTTCTGATTTAGACATTGTGATATTTCCCTATCTATTGTAGTAGATATTATATCACCATATCGCAAAGTATCAAGATACCGCCATTTATTACTGATCCACAACGGATGATTTGGAGTAGCATTAAGACTGGAATGATCAGAGAAAAGAGCTTTAACGGTTGGCCTATTTCTTAATCGGCTCCATATATCTTTAACAGGCTTATACCCTGTTCTGGTCAGCACAAAATCCCCTATGCGTAATCGTTCAATGGGAATATTTCCAAAATAGGTGGTAATCAATGTGCCTGCAACAAAACAATCATCCCCCCCATCCCCACCCTCATCAATATCTACCTTTAAGGGAGCCTCTAAATTATTGGGATCACGTTGGATATAAGGCAAACTTTCAATTAACTGACGGCAGTTTTTGGTAATCCATAAGCGCTGCGGTATATCCCGATCCGGGTTGCCAAGCAACTGCATAATATATTGTGCTGACAAAATACGGCTACCGGGGCTAGTGTCGGCTCGATACAGGGTAATATTGGCATTTTGTTGATATTGCCGTGCAATCGATAATTTATTCTGTCCCGTCTCGTTAAAGGCATCATTCCCAACCACAAAGGGGTGCACCCGCTTTTCCTCAATTTTATATAGCTCCAGGATAGCCCGATAATCCGCTGCGATCTCGATTGGGTAATGCCGGCGGTGCGCTAATTCATGAAATGTATATTTATTGCCGTCCTGATCCTGAGCATGGAGCAGAATCACGTTAGGGTGATGGAATCCGTAATCCATCGACGCCCAGATTGTCCAGCCCGGATCAATGGTTGTAAAAGGATCAATGACATGCCGCGTATAGTTCCAATTCTCAAAATAAGCGCCGGCAACTATATCCCAATCGCCATGTAGATAGGCGCGTTTTTCTGCGCCTACCAAATCCTCTAACTGTTTAATATAGCCATGATAAACAAAAACATTATCCTGCACCGTCGCAAAAATAAATTTACGACCTAACGCTAAAGCCTCGCCCAAGCGCTCCGGATCGATAAAGCGCTTTTTATACCACGCATGACCTACTCCCATCGGGTTGGTTGAATTGTAAATCCGGGGCCGCCACCCCTTACTTGACCGCGCCGCCAGGCGAATATGCTTATAGGCGTGGAGGGATAGCGTCGTGGTTTCCTCAACGATAATCACGTCGTATTCAATCCCTAAATAGCTCATGGCCTCATTCTCGGTCTTAAAGTGGCCGATAATGATACGGGAGCCGTTGGGGAACTTGATCTGATCACGGGTATAAATATGCGGTACACGGGATAAGGTTTTTAGTACCATATCCTGCATTTGCTCCGCCGCTCTTTTGCCGATCTTGCGTAAATACAAAACTTTAAGGCCGGGAAAGCGCTGGCAATCATCAATGGCCGCCTGTACAAATAAGGCTATCGATTTTCCGCCGCCTCTAGCCCCGCCAAACCCAATCTCATCCGGCTGATTATCAAAATCCGCCTGTCGCGCCCAATATAAGAATTCCAATTGTTTAGGTTGGACAATGATCCCGGCATCCGTAAAGCGTTGGATATGGCTATCCTGTACCCCTACCGCTCGCCAAGTGGCCTGATATTCTGACCATCCCCCCGGATAAACCTGCGCTACCGGTAGATCGTCAGTAGGGGTATCACTGAGTAAATCAATAAAGGTTTGAACCCCATCATTCCATGAGCTTTGCAATGTCATTTTGGATCGCCGCTAATGCGTCCTTATCGTGTACATTCCGTTTGACGCTATCGGCCAGCGTTTGAATAAAAATCATAAATTTATCGGCCCGTACCATTTGATGTAAATCAATCAGCCGTTTCCGCTCACTCTCCACCAAGCGCCGCCGCTGCTCAATTAAAATACTGATCTCGCGCCAATTAGCATAATCCATGTGGCCGCGTGTAATCAGTTTGCCGATCTCAGCTAAGGCTACCCCCATTGTGACCGTATCCCCGATCTCCCGTGCCTGATTTAAGGCTTTATAGGTATCCCTGAGCGCTTTCCATATCTCGCCGCTTTCCCCTGTGTCCACGCGCCGGATTAAATCCCCTAAACGCGCATCAAGGAGCGATATTTCCGAGGACAGCGCTAATAAATCCTGATCGCCTAATGCGTTTGCAAAATCCTCTAATAAACGCTTGGGTAAATATTTGGAATAGCGCCCGGTTTTAAAATGGGGACTTGCCATCCCCTTTGGGGTAGAACCGCCATGATGAAAACACTTAGTTGAGCCTTTCATCGCATTTTGTTGACATTGTTGGCCGGTTCGCTTGGATTTAGCTGTACATTGTGACATGAGGTTATTCCCCCTTATGGGGTTGAATCTTGCGCGGTTCAAGCCCCAAGCCCACTAATCGTTCCAACGTCACCGCTACATAAGGAGGGTGGATTTCCATACCATAACCGATCCGCCCCTCCTGTTCGCAGGCGACAAGAGTTGTGCCGCTGCCGACAAACAAATCGGTGACAATTGCTCCTGATTTACAGCTAACCTTAATGGCTCGTTTTACTAAGTTAATCGGCTTTTGTGTCGGATGTGGTTCGTTTTCATGAGCATTACCACGTATTGTTGAGTAATACCACACATCACTAGGATGCTTCCCGTTTCTCTCTAATATATATTGACGCGAATTATATTGATCGAGATCAATAGAGGTTTGAGCATATTCTTCTAATTCAGAACTAGCATCAAAATAGTATTGATCACCGTTTGTATAAAACAAAATATCTTGATGACTCGGAGTATAGAATTTGAATTGAGCGCCTCTGCTCACATGATGCCATATGATCCAATTCAAAATTCTAAAATGTTTATCCAATATCAATTTGAGTTCGGCCACAAATCGCCAGTTTAGACATATATATAGACATGAATTTTGAGCAAGTACATTTTTAAATATATCCGCCATTTGTTCTAAAAAGGTAATAAATTCTTTTGTATCAAACTTATCCCATTTATTATTTGTGACATTGTAGGGGGGATCAGTAAAAATTAGCATCGCCTTCTCTTTACCCATCAGCCGCCCCACATCCTCAGCATCGGTACTATCGCCACACATCACCCGATGGTACTGCCCCGGTAGTGCTTGACTTTCGATTTCGTAAATATCGCCGGGCTGTACCTGCCATAACCGCTGTAATTCATCGGCCTGATCAATGGGGGGATTATCCGATTCCTTAGCGCCTCTTTTATCAGGCTCCAACAACGCCTTTAACTCATCCTCATGCCAAAACTCACTCATCATTTGGGGGTTATCCGCCGCTAACGCCTTTAGAACATCCGTATCATACTCATGAAAATCCGAGGCGCGATTATCCCCAATAATGAGCGCCTGAGCGCGAGGATCGCTGCTATCGGGTAAATCCTTGCGCTTAACGGCCACTAATTGATTGCCATCGGTTTCAATCACAATCACGTCCCGATCCACATCCTGCGCTCCCACCTTTTCAAAGACATGGTTGCCGCCTAAAATCTCATCATTATCAGCAATCACGATAGATCGGCCAATACCGCCTTGATCCAACGATTGCTCCAATAAATAATCCCCCCTTTCCGATCCCTTATTGGGATTATTTTGCAGGGGTTTTAATTCGCTCAGTTTTTTTGTGTAGGTTTTCATAAAGTTAGTATAACAAAAAAGAGGCTGCTTACTCAACAGCCTCCCACCTATATGATACAACAAACGTCGTTAGTCTTGCAGGGATTATAGCATAAATCGGGTATGCTCATCCAACACATACCGCCGCTGATCCCCATTTGTGGCAACCACGATAAATACCCACCACCCGATATTTCTAAAGGGGTTGCTAATCCACATAAACTCGGTAACAGGGTATACCCCATCATAATCCTGATAGGAAAATCCCGACAATGGGGTAACAGGATGGCGAAAGAACAAATCAGGAACCAATGATTTTAAGGGCGCTTCGCCCACACCAACAAAGGTGCGGCCATCCCAATGCCATCTATCCATTACTCAACTCCTGAGTGTGATTAAAATCATTAAAGCTATCCATGCGACCATCCTTGATCGCCTGCTCCCAGGCCGTGTCCCGTCCGTAAGGCGTGCAAATCCAATAAACGGCCTCATCAAGCTCATCACAGTGCAGACCGTCCAGGCAGGATTCCAATTTATAAGTCAGGCCACGTACTTGCCATAGCTCAACCGAATAAGTATCATCCCATCGTAAGCGCAAAAACAAAACATTCTTTTTGCCAGGCTTAACGGTCACATCAAGACGCAGCCCGCCGCTTTGATAGCGCTCATCATATAAAACCCTTAAGTCGCGTGCGCCTATTGCACACCAAGTATTCAAACGCAGATATTGGCGGGTAATTTTGGCAATGCCAAACAACTCCTCTTGGCTGTAAATGCGGTGGTTATGGCGCTCAACAAAGGGGATCGCCGAACGAGTTGGCACATAAACATGTTTAGCCGTAAAGATAGCGATCCGTTTAACCAATAAATGATGTACCTTTTGGCAGATGACCGGGGTGGATGCCTTGAATGTACAGTAGGGGTTCCCGTCCACAACCAACATGAGCATTTTGCCGGATGTACCGTGATCCTGAATGTACGGCAGTACCAATGTAGAACGGTCTAAGGCGTGGTCAACAAGCTCGGTAAAAACTTTGATTGATGTGGTGTTTTGCATTTGTAAAGGCTCCTTTACAACTATCGATAACCTAACGATTTACGGTAATCGGCAGCAATCCGATATTCAATGGCCGCATGACTCGCCCAATAATTGTTATCAGGGAATTGCATAGCCGCTCTAAAATTCCAATTGGCGTTTTGGATCGCCTTGCGATATTCGCGCTCCCGTTCCGCTTGGGTCATGTCCGCGATCCGAGCTTGCCACCGAGCGCGATAATAAGCCGCTTCCGCTTCCATTTGCTGTTTCAGTGCGTCGTTCATCACCATTAACCTGCCATCATAAAAGATAGCCATTCGATTTCAATCAATGCCTGCTCATGATAGCGGCGTTGCTTATCAGATTGAGTATTATCACGCTGTTTGATGTGATAAGCGCGATCAATTTCATCCTTGTGCAGTAGCGTGCGTTGCTTCCATAGCGCCGCTTTTTCCCAATCGGCGATCCGTTGTGTTTCCATTGCCTGAAAATATGACCAATGAATATTAAGGATAGTCGGATGTATAACTTTAGCGGATGACATTTTATTAATCTCCTTTAAAATGTTGATTTTAATCTGTTGTTCGGTCATTTCCGTGTTCCTTTATTTGTTATACCATCAGTATAAGGCAAAGTACATACCTTGTCAAGGGGTATTTTAGATATTGGTAGGAACCTCCAAAAATGAGGGAGTAGGATCAAAAACAGGGAACCTATCCAGGGTTCCCTGTCTACGCCGTTTGGCTACGATCTAGTATCATAAAGCAGAATTTTGCATAAAATCACCTTTCGGCTATTTATATTTCCATACTTGTATCGTCAAAGATCATCTTATCACGATAATAGGTATCTTGTCAATCCCTAAAAAAGCCGGCCATCCCTACATTGCCATTATCGATTAACAAAATATCCGGTTCATCCTTGCCTAGCTGTTGAGCAAATTCATTCACAGCCTCAAAGACCGGCGGACAGGGACGGTAGGTTCCTGCGGGGCTGTAGTCATGGAATAAAAAGATACCCCCCGGCAACAGGCGATCCCAAAAGGGGAGATCGCGTTTGATTTGAGCATGATCGCCATCCACAAAAATCATATTAAATTTAGTGGTAGTGGCCGCATAATAATCCCAGGATAGCTGCTGCTTAACAATCACGCCGGGATAATAGCGTAGATTCTTTTGCGCGACCTCCACCTCATGGCCTTTAGGATTCAGGGTAATGATCCGCGCTTTCGGTACAGCCTCGGCCATGATCGCCGCGCTAAACCCTAAAAACGTGCCGATTTCTAAGATCATGGCCGGCTGATACTTTTTAACCAGGCGATAGAGAAAGGCCGCCTGTCCCATATCAATCGATCTTTTTTGCTGTCCCACGCGCCGATCCACCCGCACTAAAATCTTATCCACCTCCTGATATTGCTTACGAATAACCGCAATCACATTGTCCTTATCTAAACCCTTTAATTTCATTTTCTGCTATCCTTATCATATCAACTATAGGATCATTGTATCATGGAATTTTGGCATAATCAGCGCATTCTGATTACAGGCGGCACAGGGTTTTTAGGTTCTGCTGTTACCCGCCAATTAAAGCAATATGATAATAGTACCGACGTTTATAGCGTTGGTAAGCATCATGGGAACCTGACCAATCCTGAAATGATCCGCCGCCACTTAAAAATCTTTAATCCCACTATCGTGATCCATTTGGCGGCTGTGGTGGGCGGTATTGGCGCAAACAGGGATCGGCCTGCCGAGTTTTTTTATCAGAATGCCTTAATGGGGATTCAACTTATCCATGAATGCTATGTTGCCAAAATCCCCAAAATGGTGGTGGTTGGAACCATCTGCGCCTATCCCAAGTTTACGCCTGTCCCCTTTACCGAGACTGAGCTATGGAATGGCTACCCAGAGGAAACTAACGCCGCTTATGGATTAGCTAAAAAAATGCTGCTTGTCCAAGCACAAGCCTACCGCCAGCAATATGGCTTTAATACTATCTATCTGCTGCCAACTAATCTTTATGGCCCCGGTGATGAATTTGATCCCGCCTCAAGCCATGTGATCCCGGCGCTCATCCGTAAATGCGTGCAGGCTAAACAGGCCGCCGATCCCTTTATGACCGTGTGGGGGGATGGGACACCTACCCGCGAGTTCCTGTATGTGGATGATGCTGCCGAGGGAATTTTGCTTGCTACCGAACATTACAACAAACCCGATCCCGTTAATTTAGGCACCGGACAGGAAACAAGCATTGCTGCCATTATGACCATGATTGCCGATAAGATAGGTTATAAGGGGGAGGTTATTTATGATACTACCAAGCCTAACGGCCAACCGCGCCGCTGCCTGAATACGGATCGTGCTAAAAATGAATTTGGCTTTGTTGCTAAGACCCCCCTACAAGTTGGCCTCCAAAAAACCATTGATTGGTATCTCAAACATAGTTTGTAAAGGAACCTTTACAAACACAAAATCAATGCTATCATTTAATTCGTTGGGGTTGCAGATTGCCCACGAGTGTTAGGGATCATATCCCGAAGATAGGTTTGAATCCTATCTGCCCCAACAACCCCCCCTTATTTAATACCAACTCTGCTGCAAGATTTCCCGATATTGAAACGGGACGCTTACGATCATATCGTGATCAACCATTACAAAGCGTTTGCCTGTACCTATCTTGTTGATAAAGGTACTGATAGGCGGCCAGTCTTTAGGATCGTGAGGATGTGGGGGAGGTGCTTCAAATAGACGCGCATCATCCACAATAACCATATGATGATCAGATAGATTATGGTTATTTATGGCTTCTAATTCCCCTAACAATGGACATTCTCCCTGGGCATCAACCGGCGAATCGTTTATCCAGTGCGCGTCAAGCCACAAGATCGCAGGATCATTGACCTCATTCAAAACATGCTTTAATTGATCCCGCGAATCGCCAAAAATAAAATGGATGCGCTTACGGTTAATCACCTCATTGGGGATACTTGCTAACGTTTTCTCAAAGCGTGGCCGATACGCCTCAATCGTGTAAACTTTAGCAAAATGTTGTTCTGCCCATAGCGCCGTTTGCGCTTTGTATGTGCCACTCTCAATCAGGACTTGAATATTGGCTGCTTTCTGTAAATTTAGTGCTAGTTGTTTCGGAAAATTATGCCCCATCAAAGTAATCCTTTCTCTTTCAATTCTTTAATCATCCATTGTGGGAATTTCTTAAAATCAAATTGATCAGGTTTATTCCCCATCCCCCCAATCGCGTTAATGTAGGTTAATGGCGGACGCATAAACCCTAAAATATGCCCATAAAAGCGCCCCTCACGCCGATCTGCCATTAAACGCTGTGTACCACGCTTTTCAAACTCCCACGCATTTTCCGCCGGGTTTAGATAGCGGCGCATAAAATGTTTATCCCAAATCGCGGCTTGCAGGGATGTTTGGAATAGGGAGTTATCATCGGATTGGATCATGGGATGGCCGCCCACATCCCCAAAAAAACGATGCGCTACCTTTGCCCTATCATCAGTCAGATCGATCTTGACGGTTTTATGATAATAATTAAAAAGCGTCTTGATCGCGCTAACCTTGACCGGTTCTGCAATAAAATAATCCTCCAGCAGGAGGATAAAGCGATTATCCGGGATCAATTCCAAAAATCGGATCGCGCCGGATGACCAGGTAAAATCCTTTTGATTCCCCAAACTTAAAAAACTAAAGTTGGTAGGCAAATCCGCCGGCGCTTGCTCATAGCCCACTACCATAACCGGTTGATCTTTATCCCAAAACTTATTAAACAAATACGCGAATGGCCGCAAACAATGAATATATCGATCAGATGTTAAAACATAAACCATCATAGTTTTAGCTCCTCATAAATCATTTTACGTAATTCCCGCGCCCGTACCGCCCAGGTGTGTTTCTGTGTAACCAACTCATAGCCCTGTTGAGCGATAAAGCGCCAGCGATCCTGATCCAATAAATAGGTGAGTTTAGCCTCCATTGTCCCCATATCGCATAACACATAATGCGCGTCAAGCATTAAGCCGTCCTCAATCACTGTGGGGAATGGCAGCGATAGCAGGCAAGATTGACAGGCTAAAGCGTCAAAAACGCGGTGTGGCCTATTCTGCGCGGTTCTAGGGGCATTGACGACCACTTTTGAGGCTGATAATTGCGCGGCATAATCCGATAAGGGAACCACCCCCGATTTATAACCCCACTGATAATAACTGCATATGTCATGCAAGTGCTGCCGGATGCGCTGCCGATCCGGGCTGCCGCCGCAATGAAAGTTAACCGTTAAGGTTTTAGCCGCCGGCTTAAAAAGGTGATCATTAACGGCATATAACAGGCGGCGCGTGTTGGCATTGGGAACCCTGAATCGATTTAGATCATCATGATCCACTAACACCAGATCGGCGCGTTTGGCCTGCTCAAAACGGGGTTTGTAATGGTAGTCATCCGAAAGAGTTGAATCAATGCTGTAAAAAATAGCCGGGATAGCCCGTCCCTTATAAACACACCAATTACTATCCTCATGGAAAATCAAATCAAACCCCTGCCGCTTTAACTGATAGGTATCAATCACCGAATGTTTAGCCGGCGATAAATGCTCCCAGGTAAATTCCGGGGTGGCGTAAGAAAAAATTCCCATGTTCCGCCCCTCGCGCTCCTTAGTGGATGGGCTATTTTTAACCAAGAAGGCAACATGTAAAGGTTTCACAAGATCACCTGTGATGCCCAATAATGTTTATGTTTTTTACGCGCTATTTTAGTGCTATACATCAGCCTAGCCGATTGCAAACAGGAATGACCGAACCAAGTCAAATCATATCGATCCTGTTTGACAATATCATAGTGCGTTAACCTTTCTAATTCACCCCACTTGGCAAACGGGGGTTTTCTTTCGTGTTTATCAATATATTGAACAATCAGACATTCCCGAAAGGATAAACAATAATCATCAACATGTTCAATGGTATAGGAGGTGTGATGGGGAATTCTCTTGTGATAAAATATAGATTCATCCACAAATGACGCCAACAACATGAATAAAAATATCCCGATAATTCCTAGCACCAACCCGGCTATGATAACAATTCCTAATTCGATCATGGTTTACTCCAATAAATGGTTATTTTATCTAATGGTAAATAAGTGGGGATTTGATCCCCCCAAAATTCCTGTATCGCTGCCCGCACCCCCTCCCAATAATGGAATCCAAACGCCACAATCATGCCGCCCGATACTACAAAGGGGTACAGGTGTTCTAAGCATAGCTTGGTAGGCTCATAAAATGAGCAATCCAAGTGCAACAGGGCAATCGGCTGCCCATTATAGGACGGGATTGTATCTACAAATTGGCCGCTGTGGATAATCGGATCATCTAAACCCAAATCATTAAATAACTGCTGTACCTGATAAAAATCACCCACACCCCATCCCGGTCTTTCAAATTTCATGGCCGCCCGTCCCCCATCAATGGGTAAAGGGGGATTATAGCCCTTAAAGCTATCAAATAGCTGTACCATCCGCTGCGATCCTAATGCCATGACCGCCGCCGATCCGCCATGTTTAACCCCGCATTCTACCGCGATCCCTTTGGGTAAATGGGAGGCAACCCCATATAATCCCTCTAAATAGGCTTGGCTGCAACTTGAATAAAAACTAGCATGAACCACCTGATTAGGATCGGGAATTGATGGGGGCATATGCCTGAATCCCACCATCCCGACATTGCCTTTATCAATCAGGATATATTCGGGCTCACGGCCTAGCAAATACTTGAGATCATTGACCACCTGATAGACGGTAGGACATTCCCGATACGTCCCCGCCGGGCTGTAATCATGGAATACGATTACCCCATTCGGTGCAAGATAACTAAACCAGGCGAGATCACGCTGTATCCAATCATGATCGCCGTCCACAAAGATTAAATCAAAAGTTTGATCATTGTTGTGGATATAATCCCACGAGAACGCCTCGATTACCTGTACATGCTTATAGGCACTTAAGTTTTTACGAGCTTGCTTAACCTCCTGATGGTCAGGATTCAACGTAATCATGGTGGCTTGGGGAGCAGCCTCAGCCATGATGGAGGCGCTAAAGCCTACCGATGTCCCAATCTCTAAAATAGCCGCCGGCTTTTCTGTTTTGACAATCCCATATAAAAACGCGGCCTGTCCTAAATCGAGCGCCCGTTTGCTTTGATATTTTTTAACATGGCCTAAAATGCCGGTGATTTCAGGATATTGCGCCGCGATCTTTTGAATAGTTTGTGATTGATTTACGCCTTTAAACTGCATCATTAGTCGCCTTTGTTCACATAGTCCCAGGCACGCGGATCATCTAAGCGATGGGGAATAAGTTTACCACGCGACCCCCACCGCCGGGCCTTTGTCGCCCAATGGAGAATCCCTGCCGTTTCTTTAGGGTCAAAATAATGTGGAACTGAATTGAATTCATGTCCAAGCACAAACGTTTTTAAGGGATAGCGCCACAGCGCCCGCAGAAGCGCCGCCTGATCGCGCCGCGCCCACTTGTCATTCCATTCGCTGATCCAACAGTCAAAAAACTTTTTGGTTTGAGCATTGCGCCGAAAAGCAAACACGCCGCCATTAAAGGACATCAACTGATCATCCCCTAACAATTGGAACGTTTGTTTGATTTCTGCGCCATTATCAGGCCGCCGCATCTTTTGAATAGTTGCCATGTAATCTTTAGTGATGACAAATTCCCACCCATCCTGCAAAATCTTAAATAAAAAGGTCATGTCCGCCGAGACAATCTCGGTGTCCGCATCCAAATACAAAATATACTGCCATTCCTTTGGTGCTAGGTTATTGACCTGCAACTTAGCAAAACGTCCCCCTACATCAATATCCGGCTGATTGATAAAAATGTCCTCGCCCGCATTCATCGGTTCCACCCCCGCAAACGCGACGGGAATAGCGGGGATATATTTTTTACAGGATTTAATCAGCCGATCCGCGCAAATCCGTGCCGGACGACCATAGGCCACACAGTAGATACCGGATCGCCCCTCCCACGACGGTAAGGGATCGCGTACCTTAATCAAGGTTGATGGCGTGACCAATTGCTGATGATCAGCTAACCACGATTCATCCGTATAATCCGCCGTGATTGCTCGCAAATGATCGCGTTGAATGGGGGTTTTGTCATCTAAAGCCGTCCGCACCGCCGCATACAGGCTCGGATAGCTGCCATTATCAAAACGGTAAATCCCCGCCATATCGGGTAAATCGTCCAACATCCCTACCCCTTTAGGGATAATGATTGGCACACCACAGCTTAACGCCTCTAGGGGTGGCATGGGAATCCCCTCAATCCGTGACGCGCAAATAAATAAATCCAATGCTTGGAAAAAGGTATGCAAAGATCGCCAGGGATAATGGCGCGTGCTTAAGTGCGGCCAACCGCGCCCGCTTGCCCGCCATTCTAAAGGTAACTTGCTCAACACCAACTGCGCGATTAAATCCTCACCCTTGCGCTTATCGTTATACACATAGCCGGATACCCCCACAATATGCTTTTGCAGGGGACGGTTAGGGATTGTAAAGCGCTCCCGTTCCACCGGTGGCCGCATCAGGCGCGACCCTTCGGGTAAATCGGCTAAATAGCGCCGCGCACTCGTAGTACAAATATCGACTGCCGCTGCCACCCCATCCCACTTTTTCATTTTGCCGGCATTGGTGGTATCCCGATGAGTAAACCAGGCTGCCGTTTTCCCGATGTAAATCATAACTAACGATATGAACGCCCACTGCGCCGTGCCTTTCCGCTATTATGCGCCATTAATGCGCCGCCATTCCACAACGATCCCAATACCCATAATTTAACCGGTGAGATATGCAGCGCCCGCAATAATGCGCCCTGATCCTTACTTGTAAATCGCGCCCATTCGGATCGCCACACTGTAAAAAACTGATGTACCGCCTCGGTTTTGCGGAACCCGATTAAGCCCCCCTGCAAGGCCATCGCCTTATAATCAAGGGTTTGCAAGGTAAACTGCCGATCCGGCGGCGTAATATTCCATAGCCATTTTTGATCCTGTGCCTGATTAAGCGCGATCACTAGCTCCCATCCATCATCCAATATATCAAACAGGGGGGTAAAATCCGTATTGGGACGTGTATCGGCATCAAGATAAATCGTTTCATCAAAGGGACTTAATAAATCCATATTGAGCTTAACCAAACGTGCGCCCGGATCGGTATCCGCATGATAAATATGAGGGTATTCCGCCACTACCTGATCACTGATAATCGTAAAAGGGTAATCATTCAAGCGCCGCAACGCCTGAATGCTAAAATGCACCTCGCGCCGCGCTCGATCCCCGTAAGCTACATATACAAAACCCCGCATTGTAAAGGAGCCTTTACAAATTCAGCCAATTTGATGGCAGGGGTAAAATGAGCAAAGGGGTCGCATACAGCGCCCGCAAAAAGGCCAAGCGATGATCCCCAAACTGCTGCTCCTCGCGCCAGCGCAATAAAAACTCAATCGTGGCCTCGGTTTTGCGAATAAAGATCGCGCCCGGCTCATAGGTTGGAATACGTAACTCCCCAATCATGTCCTGCGTCCGTTTCCGATCCGCCTCCTCCCCAATCCGTGCCGCCAACAGCGTATCATAAAGGGGGACGGCCATTTCCCACACCTTTAACAAGGCTAACCCCTTTTCGATCCGGGCCGGCTTTAAGGGAATTTTGCCATCCCAAATCACCTGCTGATCAAAAACAAAGTGGGGGGTTTGTACAACGGGTAAATTATAGAGGGGGGATAGTACGGCCTCTAAACTCGCCGGCTTGGCATACCCAAGTTTGATAAAATTGTTGGCCGTATTTGCGCGTAGCTCAACAATCTCACCCTGCTGATAAAAACGGACGGTATTGCCGATTCGTAGTTTACGACCTTTTCTTAGCTCAACTTTCATGGATAACCCCAAATAATTTATTTTATTGTATCATTTATTGGCTGCATCATGCAGTTTAACAGCCGCATCCCTAAACCTGATAAATGTCTTTATCAATTCAAGATGGAGCGGAGCGCTTTCCCGAATTTGCAGCCATTCACTTGGGCGCAATAAAGGTAATAAGGCGTCGGCCTGATTGAATTTATTTAATAACGATTGCAGCGATTCGTTATCAAGTGTCTCTATTGCCATTCCCGATATAAGTAAAATTTGCCGCTGTGTAAAAACCTCGTCGGCTGTTAAATCGATCCCAAGCATATCTTTAGTCATGGCGTAACCTTTCTAAATCGCGTTCCAATTCCTCAACTTGTTCTAGCGCGTCATTCAAGGCATGTCGCAATGGTAAAGCAACATTATCCCGAATATCCTTAAAAATCTCCCCTTTTAGAAAATTCAATATATCCCCCACATCCTGAATAGCATCATCATCAATCCCTTTCAATTGCATTTCACGAATGACTATATCGATTTGATTTTCCAAAACACTATCTAAATACCCGCACGTTTCCGCCACAATCTTATAACTGTTTATCATGGCCTGTTATCCAATACTATAATTTCTGCATCCCGTAGTAAATAATGCCACCATCCATCCCCTGCTGGCTCAGTATCGCGCTCCCAATCAGCGTTTAACCCAAAAACAGCAAAATCTGGCCTATTCAATTCTTTAATTAACCGTTCTCCGTCCTTTATAGTTCTTAACGCATACCCGCCTGGGTATCCATCAGGGAATTCTTTCTTATCCCCAACAAAATCCTCAACGGCACATTTTCCGATCTTTAAGATCGTTCCCATGTCAAAGATTAATCTTAAATAACCTTCCCGATTCCCAACTGTATAAATCATTGTTCTATCTCCTTTATGTTACCTAAAACTAAGGCACGGTAAACTGAATTATCACCACCTAACTATTTCATTAAGGCAATCTCATAGGTTGTTTGAGGGATCGCCTTCCCTACAATCTCAATGTCCTGATAACTGAACGCATCGTTAAGTGCGATCTTGTCAAAAATCCTAAAAACAACCATTTCACCTTCGGGGTTATAGGTATTGTCCTCATTTAAGCGCCTAGCCTTAACCCGCCAGATAGGCCAATAATCCCCGTTGTAACTTTCTTTGTCGGCATGAGCATCAATGACAATCCACAACGCCTTACGCCTATCGGGGAGATAAGAATAAGGCGCGATCTCACCATTAAATCCATGCACACCACACATAATATGAGGGTCTTCATGAGGGGTACTGCCTAATGGTTTGAATTCGCTTAAATTAAGGTATATGACACCTTTAATCTTTACTATCTCATGCTTGCCATATGCAAATGCTTTAGAACGAATAATATCTCCAACAACAGGTGATTCAATTTTTTCCATGATTTTCTCCTTAATTAACGCAACGGATACTTTTGATAAAAATCTCGGCGCTTATCCCTTGTCCGCCGATCCTGCTCAAACACAAACATGGCGTGCCGTCCCGCTGCCGTGATCCGATAACCTTTATCAGTCTTGATAACCCATTCCTTTTGCTGCAAGAATGCAAGCCCCCGTGTTTGTTGATAGGTGAGCGGGGCACCCTCACATAAGCGACGTAAAATCCAATACATTCTACAGTTCATAAATTCGCCTCATTAGATAAAACAGATTCTTTTAATTTCTCAAATGCTAAAGTATCCGCCGCATCAATAAAATCATATGGCACATGGGTAACGGTTATTCCAAAATAACAAAATACCCCATCTTTAGAAACGGTATATTGATGAGTAGTTAGTCCGTCAAACCCTCCAGATGATTGATGACGATTCTTGATATACCACGCATCATAACCGGGCTTAATCCGAATTGCCCCACCTTTTTGACAAACTGTATATTCGATAATCTTACGCTCCTCCAGGAGTCTATCTAATACATTGTCGAGATTACCTATTTCGTGTCTTACAGCATCAATCTTTTTATCTAGTTCATGCAGTGCATCAAGTTCATTCATCATTGTCCCCTTTTACCTTATCGATAGCCGCGTTAATCACCTCATCAAGCCCATCCACAAATCCCTCCCCAAAAATTACCACCAACTCCGCCCGCTGCTGCTCCAGGGGTTTAAGTTCCAAGTGCTTATCAGTTAAGGTAGCCATCAGGCGAATCAGTTGTAATTCATCCATCACCAAATCAATCACGGGTTTAGGGAATTCCTGATCCAAGTACACTCGGATTTTAAGCTGCTGATCCTCTACCCTTAAATCAAGTCCCATATTGTTTTGAATTTTAATCATTAAAACCCTCCAATCTTGCCTGCTGCCTGACTAAATCCTGAATGATAAATCCGTAAAAGTTGCATAACCATCATTCCAATCACATGAATTAAAACTCTGAGTCTTTTGCAGCACGCTTGCCTCTAAAAGCGCTACGTTACGCTGCAAGGACATGTACTGCCCTGTAATCATACCCATCACTATTTACGGTGGCCTCCCCAAGTGCCAGGGGTTAAATCATTGACCGTTATTCCGATCCCTCTTTTTGATAAAAACTCGGCCACCGCCAAACGAACCAAACTCGCTTGCGACATCCCATTTTCCTTAAGAAACTTCTCAATAGATTGATGGGTTTCTGTAGGGATTATGGCATTGAGAACTTTGCCTTTTCTTGATGCTGTTTTATCGATCATTTTTATTCAAAAGCCTTCATTGCCAATTCTGCATAGTTACACAACCATCGTTCCGTTCATATGAATTGAGACATTCTACACAATCCCACGTTACACAATCGTCATTCCAATCACATGAATTGAAACTCTAATAGCTTGGCTATATCGGCTTGGATCGCTGTTGCATAACCATCATTCCAATCACATGAATTGAGACATCATAGCACGATCCCGTTACACAATCGTCATTCCATTCGTTACATGAATTGAAACCGACAGCGCCCGTTAGCCATTGCCGGCATTTTGCGTTGCACAACCATCGTTCCGTTCATATGAATTGAAACTCCGAGTCTTTTGCAGCACGCACAGCTTTGGTAGCCTCACGTTACGCTGCAAGGACGTGTACCGCCCTATAATCACACCCATTGGTGGAATTACCATTGTTAAGCATTCAATCTCGATCTATAATACCCCTTAGCTAGTGTATAGCTGTGCAGCATAACGTAAGTCGATAGACTAAGCGTGCTGCAAAAGATCAGATTAATGATCAAGCAACCCCCGATTTAAGATATTGATCGCCGCATTATGATCCCGATCCATTGATAACCCGCATTCAGGACAGGCGATCCAGCGATCCGAAAGTCGCAAATCCTCAAAAACATAACCGCATTTTGAACATGTTTTGCTAGTATAATGTGGGGGGATAAAAACAATCTTGCTGCCTGTTTCCTGTGCTTTGACCTGCACGCGTTCCATAAAATACCCCCACCCTGCATCAAGAATACTTTTGCTTAAGTGCTTATTTCTGACCATATTAGCAATTTGTAGGTTTTCAAAAACAATCACATCATAATCCTTACACCAATGATACGCCAGACGATCAAAAAAGTCCTCGCGCTGGCGGGTGATCTTTAGGTGTAATTTAGCGATCTGTTTTTTATTGCGCTCATAGTTCATCCCACCTTGTGTTTTACGGTCTAACCCATGCTGCAAGATACGGAGGCGACGTTGTGATTCCTGATACCATTTTGGATTATCAATAATCTTACCATCACTCGTGGTCATTAAATGATGGATACCGCAATCGACTCCGATAGCGCGATCAGTTGGTGGCAAGGGTTCCGATTTCTCGATCTCACAGGTCAGGCTTATGTACCATCCATCAGCCTTACGAATCACAGATGAAGTTTTAATAGTTCCCTCGTAAGGACGATGCCATTTAATTTTGATTGTGCCGTCAATACCGAAAATATACAGGCGATGATTGACCAGGCGTATACCGCCACCCTCCCATTGTGTAACGCCAAAACTGCTATGAAACTGATGTTGACGGTAGCCAGGTAAACCAGCCTTCTTTTCAGCTTTCTTTTTCTTGAAAAATGCCTGATAGGATTCGTCTAAGTCCATTGCAGCGCGGCGCAACATTGCCACTGATACACAACGAGCAGCAGGGATCGATTTTCGATAGGCCGCAATCTGTTTATATTGATCAAACTTACTGACTTTTTCAGGTAGATCGCAGTTTGCAAAAATTTGAACAAGGGTAGCTACTTCAGGACTTTTTCCCGCTTCCTCATAGGCTTTATCATATAAAGGTTTGCGCTCATCTTTGGGATGTTTTTTAATTTCAGCAACGGTTTCTTTAGGTAGTCTAATTTTAAGGAAAGTCGCCGCTTCTGAGATAGTACCGCCATTTGCAAGTGTTTCTTTAACCTTGCGCGATTGGTAGACTAAAAGCCGTTCTTCAAGACACATGTTATACCAGGCGCGGGTAACGTCAAGGTGGCCTTGTAACTGTAATTCCTGCACTTTTGTTGGATAAATCCGATATTGAAAAGTCTTGATCGCTTTATTTTCTTCCATGAACATATTATATCAAATGTATGTAATCTTGACAATACTTGCTATCGTTTGATGTTGCCACATAATTCACCCCGGCGGTATTCTAAAAACAATTGCTAGGGATTAAAAAATCAAGTGGGGATAGTTTGCATGTTATCTCCATTCTGTTCTATTAACCCTTGTTAATTATCAATCTTGATCTATAATATCCCTTAGCTAGTGCATAGCTATGTAGCATAACGTGGATCATTGGATCGAGCGTGCTGCAAAAGATCATATTATTGATCAAGTAACTAAAGATAGGCATAAAGCCATTAACCCCAATATCACTACAATCAACAGCATATCCGCCCAACAAGGCAACGGATCGCAGGGTAAAAGGGGGATTTGCTCCCCCTGATCTTTATTGTCCAACGCGCACAATCCATGAATCATGTTTACCGATCCGCCGCACCGCGATCCATCCGATCAAATTGCCATCATCGGGGTCAGGATCAAAGTCGGGACTATAGCACCACTTCCATTTGCCTGAGAATACGCAATCCTCATCATTAAAACTGATATAATGTGCATCCCCCTGTCCCCACCATCCAACGGTATCATTGGGAATCTCATCAGCACACATATCATGTGTGGTTGGACAAGTGCGAACATGGAATGGAATTGGCAGAAACGAAATATTTTTTGCCAATACCGCATTGTTGATCGCTTGCTCCGCAATTGGATCAACCGGCGGATAAAACCATCCTAAATCCTCCGAGTCTTGGGGAGCGTGATCAAGGAGTGAGCTATCCTGTGTCCATTCCAGTCCGGGGGGTGGCGTATAATCATCGGGAGGCGGCGGATCGCCAGGGTCTTGTGCATATACCATTGATGGCAACAATAACACCATCACCAAAAAAATGATCAATACCAATCGGTTTCCCATGCTAGTTCCTTTCGTTTGTTGTGTTTATTATCGCATATCTCAAAACGCGATACAGCTTTTTGTAAATTAAAATGATATTCACGGCCAAACTGTTTTTTGTGGACAGGCACGGCCACCTCAACCATTGTTTTACTAAAGCGCTCATCCCGATCCAATGCTCTTAAGATATGCCACCCTCGATCCTTTGGGGTCACGCGCCGGCAGTGCGCTCGATGAGCAATCAATTCTAAAATAGCCTGATCTCCATAGCCAATTGATTGAATGCCCTGCTCCTGCATAACCGCTAAGGCAATCGTGCCGATCTTAGTCTCAGTCATGATGGTTTCCATTCTGTTCTATTAACCATTGTTAATTATTCAATCTTGATCTATAATATCCCTTAGCTAGTGTATAGCTATGCAGCATAACGTGGATCATTGGATCGAGCGTGCTGCAAAAGATCATTTATTGATCAAGTAACCTCCCGTGATCGACCAAAGATCGCTGCTAAATCAGCGATAGGATCAAAGGATTGTGTAAAACGATCATATTGATCTTTGGAAAGTAAAGATGATTCACCAAAGATGATCAACTCATCAGGATTCTTTTTTTCCATTTATCCACTCCTTAACTAAGGCAATAATCGATTCGTGAATACGATCAACCGGCAAGCTGCCATCAATTCTGATAAAGCGCTTTTCACGCTGTATCATCTCAAAATAACCTTCTCGTACCCGATTAAAAAAACTCTCATCATTCACCAACGGATCACGTAATTGAGCCGTCCTGAAATCAATATCCAAGAAAAAGGTGATGGTTGGGAAAACGTCCCCCTTAACTAAGGGTTCCAACATCCGTAAACGCGAGATATTCATATTTTGACCATAGCCCTGATAGGCAATCGTGGAATCGAAAAATCGATCCATAATCACAACCCGATTTTGATCAAGCGCCGGCACAATGACCCGCTGCACCAATTCCGCTCGTGCCGCGTTATAGAGTAAGGCTTGGGTAGTGGGGGTTACTTTATAGTTTTCCAACAGATTGCGGATCGCCTCCCCAACAGCCGTCGAGCCAGGTTCGCGCAACAATAACGCATCGTGATCAAAAAGTGCTTTATAAAGTAACTCCGCTTGGGTTGATTTGCCACTGCCATCAAACCCCTCAAAGGTAATTAACATGTTAAATTCCCCCTTGCCCATAATTCCCAAGATCGGATTCATCAATATAAAAGCCGCCCCCCTCAGTCAGCCCGGCATCATCCTCGACAATCACTTGATTAGTAATCTCTGACCATTTGCCTTGTGATTTAGCAAACAATTGATCCCAAATATAATTATCATCCGGCGACCAATGGAGTTCGATAATACCCTGCTGTATCATGATTTTCAATTGATCAAAAATATCACCCACTGTTAATCCATTAATCCAAACATCATTGGCAAGGCCATCTTTAATCGCCATAAAAATATCAATCTCAGGGGGTGATGGTTCTTTTTGGACTAAAGAAAACTCTCCCTTTTCAATGGCCTGTTGAAATAAATCGTTAAAATTCTTTATTTGATCCCCCGTTACATAATAGGGGTTGTTTGGTTTCTTTTTAATCGATCCCATCATTCAATTCTCCTAATCTTGCCATTTTCATCAATCTGATGGGTATCCGCCGATTTACGATCATTTTTCTCAATCACCTGCCGGATCGCCTGTTCCAATTCCCAATATTCCGCTCCCTTTGCCAACAACATTTGGATGATGGTCACAACCACGTCCGCCGCCTCATGGCAGGACTCCTCAACAGTCCCCGCTAAAACCGCATCCCGCAATTCCCCTACCTCCTCATGGAAAATGCCTAAACATTGCGCTATATTCTGATTGCCGCCTTTATGCCCCCAAAACCGTTCTAAAAATACCTGTGTTTTTGTCCATAAAGTTAAAAGCATTACAAAACCCTCCCAAGCATCATTAAAAAAATGTTGCAGCCCGTTAGCATCAGGATAAACAAAGTACAGCAGGTCATAAAGCGTTTATCCTTTTGCGCCTGATTATCGCGCACGATTTTACGGTAAATCCGCAGGCGTTCTTCTGCCGTTTTACCGCGTGCCAACTTTTCAAACCGCGCCTTGTTTTGCTGCGATTTGATATAAGATTCCATGATTTTCTTTTTATTCCCGTTCACGGTTAATCCTATAGCTAAAGGGTAAATCGATTTTGTTAGGGATAGGAATTAGATATTGCACAACCACGCTCATCCCCCTCCAATAGTTTCAAAACTGCTTGCCCCAATGGGGTTAATTCTTTTTGATCATTGATTAAAAAAAACTGCTTGGCTTTTTTGCTAACCGATCCCGTAAAACGCTGATCTCGATACTGATCACATTCTCGTGCCGTTAGCTTGCGGCTAATCGTATCGGCAGCAAAAATGCTAAAGCAGCCCATCACAAACGCATTGGGATACCCCTTGCCCAATAAAAACGCCTGTGCCTCAATCTTGCTCCCCTCAAACTGCTCCTGAGCAAGCATTTGGCTATCATCAGGCTTTAATTTGCCTGCCGTGATCCCGAAGGTATCTCTCCCCCTCCTATACAAAAGATAATCACGGCGGCCATCATTGAATTTAATAATTCCCTGCATTATTCCTGATCCCTATGGATTAATCGAGGGAAGTTACGGAACCGCTTTTTAACTGATCCCCAGATTTTGGTTTCCAATTCATCTAATCCGCGCTCGGTTGCCTCACTCAAAACCGATAAGCCTGCCACTGTTTTATAGAGCCGTAAGTCCTCAGAATCGGGGATATACCAAAAGAATATCAATGCTAAAATATACTGATCATATACCCGATCCTCTTTGATTCCTAAAGGTGATACATGAATCTCATGATCAACAAAATAAGGCTCCTGTTGAATCGCCTGTTTGATAGCAATGGCATCCGACTCGGTGGCACAATAAACCCGAATGGGTAACTCATAATCAACCCCGTTATGGACTGATGTGGCCTCCACTACTCCAAGCTCCAGATCACCGTTTTTAACAAGCGATCTGATTTTATTAACAATGTCAGTTTTATTGATCATTTGGCAATTTCCTTTCTTGCATATTCTAGTAAAACCTTTTGGCGGGGATCAGATTCAATTTGTAAGGCAAAGTGCAGTATATCCAACAATTCTCCCTTAATCCCCATTAAAAGGTGGGGACGCTTATTCGCCGTCTCCATGTATAGCTCCAACAACACCAATACCGTCCCGCGCCGAATATCGATATTGGAACAGGTCAGCGCCGCCTTAAGAGGACTTTGATTTTTAGCAAAAGTGGATTTAATAGCACTCAAGGCTTGTTGATATAAGCCAATCATTTGTTGATCCATTTACCAAACTCCCCACTACGCTCATTGATAAATCTGAAAAATAAGACGCTAAAATATTCGCCATATGCAGGCAGATAATTTGGCTCAAACTTTGCCCAATAAAAGCCATCCATTGCAAAGGGAGTAATTTTGATCGGCATATCAAAATCACGGATCGCCTGATCAATAAAGGGTTTGGTGTAATAGCGCCGCAATTCAGGGTAGCGGTAATCCTCAAGTCCCTTACAGTAATTCCCTTTTAAGTGCGTGATACTCTCTAGCATGGCCGACGGTGTGATCCCATCTACCCATCGGATCACAGTGCGGTATTCAATCCGTACCCGAATCGGTTGATTAGGATAAAGGCGGTGTAGCGCCTGACGCAAGACCCGCGCCGATTCTACTTGCGACCCCATTAAATCACCAACGCCTGAATTAACCGATCCGGCATCCCGTGATTGATTTGCATAGCCAAGATTTGACTTTCAAACATATCGCGCCGGCTCATAGCCTGAATAATCGGATTGTTAAAACGGGTTTGGGGTTCCTTGTAGGAACAACGAATGGAATCAATAAGCCGCATTCCTGCCGGCTTGATTTTAGCGTGGACAGCATGACCATTGTCACTAAAGCTATAAATCAAATCCCCGATCTCGACCAACTCCCACAATCCCTTACGGCAGCCCGCATGATCAATCCCAAATCGGTGTAAACGCAAACTCGTTACAATGCCGCCCTCATGACCACGCGACAATGACCACAATAAAGCTAATGCCTCAAGGCTTAACCCATTGGCCTGATCGATTAATGTCAACTGATCCCTTTCGAGTTGATATAAAAACGACGAGAGAACATTCAGAGCCTCTTGTTGCTCAGGATTCATTTGATCGATGCGTGATCCTAAAACCTGATAGGCTTGCCACAATAAGTCCATAAAAATCTCCTTTGCTTTATCTTACACCCGTTATAATTATCTTGTCAATCCGCTTTTTTATGACCGCAATTTGCATGATTAATCTCCAAAAATAGTTTTTTGTTCAAGTGCTTGAATGATAGGGGTATCTACCAAGCGGGCTTTAGCATAATCAATATACACTTGGCTTATATCAAACCCAATATATTGCTTGCCCGCCGCGTGCGCCGCTACTAAGGTTGTCCCGCTGCCGCAAAAAGGATCAAGCACTGTATCGGCTAAGGCCGCTGCCCCAATAATCCGCTGCGGGATTTCTAAAGGGAATGGTGCCGGGTGAGAGCTATTTTGCTCAGGAGATATTGCCCATAAATCAAACAGCCCATGCCCCTTTTTTAAGCGAAAGGCCGACTTGGGGATCATATAAATCACCTCATAGTTCGGCGTAAAATGGGTAGTATTCCAATTCACGCCGGCCCCGGTATGCCAAATAATCACCTGGCGCACTGGCAAGTCCCCGATAATGGCCTGTCGCATATCTAAGAGGCCGGCCTGTATGCGCCATTTATGATTGTAAAAGATGGCCCCGGTAGGCTTAATTAGGCGATACATTTCCAATAAGCATTGGTGCTGCCATTGATTATAAGCATCAATCGGCATATTATCATCATGATCCTCATAGCCCCCGACTAAAGAGTTCTTTTCCCAAGTACCGCCGCGCCACCGATTGCCGCCGCCGGTGCTGTTTTGCATATTGTAGGGAGGTGAAGTGATAATCAGATCAATAGATTCATCGACTAAAGATTGCATCCCTTTCAAAGCATCCATACATTGAATCATGGCTTAAGTACCTCCAAAGATGATCCATCATAATCATCAATCCATTGCCCGTCCTTAAAAGATAGCCATGTGATTTCATCATCCGTATCAGCCGCCACCATGCACCGCCAGCAAAAAGTAAAAGCCATATGCAGACCGCCACCGGGGTGGAATAATAAATCATTGGCGGTTAAACAATTCGGGCAGCAGTCAGGAATAATGACTGCCCAATAAGGATCGATATATAAGGGGTTTTGGCGATCATTTTTGACCACTAACCATACTTGATGCGATCCTTGTTGGGTAAACCACTTGCCCTCATAATCAACGGTGGTAATTCCATCAAAAACGGTGCGATAACCAATAAAAAAACCAAATCGGGACTTAATATCCCATGTATGCCAAACCGTGCGAAAGATACGATTAGGCTGCACTTGACTATAAGATTTAATAGCCTGTTTTTTAAAAAATACTTTTTGACCAATAGCCGGTCTATTCATCACCTAATACCTCCATCAAATTATCAAACATCTCGGAAAAATCCAATTCAGGAAAGCGCTGCAACAAGGTTTCACTGGCTACGCTGCTATAATTCCCCTGATCGCGCTTAATTAAGCGATCATTCAACATGCCAACATAGCTTAAATTTTTTAGCGTGGTTTCCTGATACCCCAAGCGCCGCGCCATATCCACCTGATTCCACGATTCAGGCTCATGGATCAATAAATGCCGCAGCACCTCCTTTTGAGGCCGGCTATATTTACGCACCGCGTTAAGCAGGGATGTAAAGGCCGCCTTTTGGCGATTTAAGAGACGCTGATTCTTTTTGATTTCGCGGATCGGTGTCCCGTTCATTTCAAGTTCCTCAATCCGCTTTTTTAAGACCGCAATTTCCCGATCCTTTTCCGCTACAATCGCCTCATAGTTCGGCACGTTTGTATCATCACTGATAGTATTTAGCTGCTCAAGAATCGATAAATCAATCCGCTGCAAGGCCGGTATATCACTGCGGTGGCCGTTCCCCTCAAATGTGGGGGTAAAGCCGCTGTGAAAGGTGTTCCGCTCGAAAATCGTGCGTTCATAAACCTCGCTTTGCCAATAGATTAACGCCTCACCCTGCTTTAAGCCTTTGGCGCGTTCATCAACCTCGGCGCGTTTCAGCGGCAAAATTCCACAATAAGCCTGAATATCTGCCGGGTTGACCACGCGGTGACAAATGGCGATCCCGGCTTGGCTGACAAAGTTTTTACTGATGGAGGCCGGGCGTTGGGTGATCGAGATTGGGAATAATCCTAACTTGCGCCCGCGTTTGGCAATCCGCGTTAACAGCCGGCTCACATCGCTGCGATACCCCTCCGGCACCAACTCATGCGCCTCTTCAACAATCAAGGCATAAGGCTTACGCGCCTCCTCGCAAATAGTAAACAAGGCTTTTAGATAGTGTTCCAAGTAATCCTGTACCGCCTCGTCGTCCTCCCCGCTAAAATCCAAAATCACAGGTAAATTCTCATGCAAACTAAAATTGACCATTGCCGGCGCTTTAACGCCGGCAATGTAGGTATCGGCCTGCTTACTTTTACCCACTACCAATAAACTGTATTTTTCGCGCAGTCCCCAATAGTCCCCATCGGGGTCAATAATAGTCATCGGCATCCCGACATCTAACAACCCCTCGATCATCACGGCTGCCGTGTTGGACTTGCCGCTGCCTTTAATCCCAAAGATGGCCGCACCCTCCGCAATCAGATTATTGATTGGAATATCGATCCCCTCGGCAATAGCTACCATATCTCTCCTCCAAAATATTCAAAAAATTCTTTGGCTGTCTCATATTCTCGATAAATATCAATCCCCTTAATCACCTTTTCAAACGCCAACGGCGGGGGTGCATGATGCCCCACCGCGCTAAAGGTTGGCAGCAACATATCCGTAATCTGATAATGAATCTCGCCACTGATATACACATAATCCCCCGGCTTAAAGCGCCACTCAGGAAAAAACTGTTGAATATCGGGAACCGTAAAAGCTAAATAAGATACGCGGCACAGTTGGGGTTTCCCCTCCCGATAAGTCACCTTATCCCGATTCGGATCATAAACCCGTTTTTCGGTAATGACCGGGTAAAATTGTACCCGTCCGTCCAGGCGATAGCTCATACAGTATACTTTTTGATGATGCGTTTCTCGTGCCATTCATATATCCCTGATTGAATAATCTTCTCGCGCTCCACCTCACCCCAGGCCGTTAACTGATAAAAGGGTGTGTTAGGACTTTCATCATAAGGCACAAACAAACACCGCTCAGATAGGCAGTGCAGTAGTTTAGTTACAGGCCGCCGCGCAATATGCTCGGACGCATAGGTACGATAATGATCAAACATATGCCGCATCCGAGGCCGACCAAGTAACAACAGGGTGTGGATCATCTGTTGGCGATCCGGCTTTAATAGCGCTTGATAGGCTCTCCCACTGCGATCCTGTTTGGCCTCCAAGCGGACTGTCATACAGGTAATTTGCGCCCGCAGCACCTCGGCTGACCAATCCTCAACACAAGGACGGTGGCGATTGCCTAATAAAACCACTTGCAGTAGTTCTTTCTCATTATCGCTAAAGTAAAACCCATCACCCCGATAAAACACGTTGTAAAGGCTCCTTTACAAATTCGCCACATCGGTAATCCCGATATGATCAAGTAATCCAACGATTGCCGCGTATAACCGCCGCTCATCCCCTGTTATATAACGCTTGGCATCATATTTCCGTTTCACATCGGCCAATACCTGTTGAGCATAATAAACGGCATCAGGGATACGGGGATTCTTGGCAAGTACCCATCCGTCGGGAAAGTACCTAATAAACGTATCCATATCCTCAATGTTATGCCGGCCTACAAAATCCCCATCCTCACTGAATGCCCACCGTTTAATCTTGTCGCCATCCCATATCAAAATATCAAATCCGCTGACAAAGTTGGCATTAAACGCCCACATATCATCAAAACGCAAGGCTATCTCGATTAGCCAAACCTTTTCGTCAATCGTGAGGGTACGATAGATAGGCCAATCCTGCCCATTGCGCCATTCCTTAACTAAAGGCAAATCGGGATCATAAGGGTGATAAATCATTTAAGTGCCTCCACCAATGCGTCGGGAACATCGCAGAACTCAAACGGAATAGTACATTGCCACCCGTCGATCCGACTTTCTACATTAAAACCGATTGATTCAATCACATACAAAATCTTAACTCGATCCCCATCCTGAAAAAATGCGTTATCGGGATATTCGGCCTCATATCCTGCCTTGATGAGAAAGGTACGATCCGACAGATATTTGGCAATGATTTCATTTTCTTTAGCCTGTACCGCTGCCAATGCCTTATCAATCACCACACCACATAAACTCAATACCTGATCCCGTACCCGCTTTAGTTCTTGTCGTAGTTCTATTAAATCGGATTGTGCGGGGGAATCATTTTCCTGATCAGACCATAAAGTTTTAAGGGTAGTGGACACATATTGATGAATGATTTCAAGTTTATATTCCAATTGATGGGCTAATTTTGGTGGGTTTTCGGTACTCACTGCAATGGTGCGTAAAATACCGCGTACAGACTCCAAGTCGCGTTTTAGGTTGTCGCGTTCCTGTTGCAATGCCAGGACTTTTAATTTAAGTTCAAGATCGGTTATATCATTAATACCACTGCTCATTGTATCTCCAAAATTGGGCTGTTGCTCATCAGGCAAATCATAGGATAACCCATACAGCAAATCGCGCAGCAGTTCCGTTTGTTCCTCAACAGTATGTAGTCCCTTTTCGGCAATATCCTCAACTAACATTTCCTCAATCTCAGACAGGGTATAACCTCCATCTCCCGGCCAAATACCCCATTTATCAAGTAAAGCACTCACATCAATAATCACACCCATTTGAATCTCCTTTATTTGGCTAAACTCATAAACCACTGTTCCCCAATCATGGGGGTAATATGTCCTTGCTCAATTAGCCACCGCACCCGTGCTGTATCCGTGCGCCATTCCCAAAAGTTGATAGGCAGCAGGGGGATATAGGCAATCTTTTTTTGCATCGTGATCAGTAAATCAAATAAATTGTTACCCTTAAAAGTTTCATCTCCCCATTTGACCGCGTAACGAGAAACAGGCTCGGCATTCAAAGTGGGCATAACCCTCGCCACCAACATTTTTAAGGCTGCCGCTTTTTCCGTGTACCACTTAATGTAGCTATGCGCCCGTGCGTATTCAGGACTTTCGGCGGGGTATTCCGCCTGTAAGCGCCAAAAGGGGATAAATAATTTCCCTTCGGGGCTATAGGGGCGAACAGGGATAATCCGATCCTTAAGCATTTGTTGGATAGCGCGTGCCTCTAGCCATACTTCCAGATAAGCCGCTTTTGCCACTTTGATTTTGTCGGCATTTTGAACCGCTTTCGCCTGCCGCCTGGCCTCGGCTAACTGATCACGTAAAGCCTGATCAGCATTTTGCAAGGATTCATAGAGTGCCGGGTTAATCGCCTTAAAATGCTCAATACAGGTTGACCCCACCTGATTAATCCCATAAATGGGGTGCTTAATCACAAAACAGTATCGGATCGGGTGGCCGCAGGCACAAGATTCGCTGCTGTTGACCCCGGCATCCAGGCACTCCCCTGTATATTCCCATTCTGATGGGTTTTTAAGTGCCGCGATCAAGGCACTTGCATGATGCAGAGTATTGGCTTTTTTATCGATTTGGCTTTTTAACGCGCTGACTTTGGTCATGATTGGGTTCCTTATTCCTTAAAGATCAGTATATAGCATAATACTTATCTTGTCAAGAATTAGTTTTTACCCTCTAATAATTCTAGTAAAACATCGCCATGACAGCGCTCGTCCCCTTTTTTCTTACACCAACAAACCAATCGTTTACCTCTTAACTCCTCCAAATCAGCTATCAGGTTAGGCTGCTGTACAATCCATTCCTGATATAAGGCAATAGCCTTATCCTTAGTCCCAACGGCGGGATCGCTTTTGCTAAAGGGGTTTCCCCATTTACTATTTGCCAATTTGGGATGATTGGGATTCTTTTGCGCCCGCCCAATGTAAACCACATCAGGATCATCCAAATTCACGTTAAACACATAATCGACAACGGTCTTGATTAACTTACCATCCTGTCCGTATAAAATCGGTTTTAACCCCATCTGCACGGCCAGGGTGTAGAATGGCGACTTGGCATCAAAACACAATACAATACTTGCTCCCTCCAACAGCGTCCCCAAAATAAAGCGCTCCCGACTGCGCTCAGGAATAGCAACATGATTCGCTAAACAGGCAAAATGATCATAATCCTTACCGCCCCGTAAGCGGGGCAGGCCATTCCAATAATCGGCCATCTTGCCGCCCTCATACCCCCAGGTTTGACAAGGGACTTTATAGCGCCCGCATTCATTTTGCGTAAAATCGTTACATTCGGTAGGCTTATCATCGATCAGAATTTCGGCGTTGAGGCTAACGGCACGCTGTACCGCCTTTTTGATCACCTCCCCCTGCGCTAAGGTAAAGGGATCGACACTATCGATAAAAATACGATTATGCAATCCCCATCCCCCCATCGCCTTAATCAGCATCAAGGTTAGCTGCACATCGGCTAAGGCATCATGAGCATTACTTAAATCAATATCCGGTAATTCATGTTGGATAGCGTCCGTTAACTTAAAGTTTTTAGCATAACCAAACTTACCCACCTCCTCACGGTAGGCAGCATAGGCTTTCATAGCGCAACTGAATTCTAAATCCAATAGGGGGAGATTGTTATGCTGATAGGCATAATCTAAAATCAGTTTTTCAAACCAATCATTGTAAGCAATCACGGTGCGTCCCCTACCCCACCGAGCAAGCGTATCATATAAAACCTTAAAGGATGGCGCATCAGCGACCATTGCATCCGAGACATGGTGGACGGCCTCGGCCTCCGGATCGATAGCGGTACGGACGGGTTTTAGATACGTTTGCAAAATCGGTGTGCCATAAGCATTAATCACGGCCACTGATACCGGCTCCGGTTTAGGACGTTTAGGATTCTTTTTATCAGGCGGCAATCCGGTGGTTTCAAAATCCAAGATAATAAAATCCCGTTTTTTAAGATGATCCCTAGCCCAATCAACCGCCTCGCGTCGTGTTTTCATTTTTTGCGCCCCTCAATCTCAAAACTCATCTCTACCCAATCCCGATCAAAAAGATCACTACTTTGCTGCGGGGTTCCAAAGTGAAACTCATAATGCCACCCCTCTTGCTTAAACTTTTGTATATCCATTGCGATATAGTTTGTTAGCATATAAGCGCGAGGAGCCTTGATGGTTCCGCTTAAATCCTCATAATTGGCGGTGTGATAATGCCAAACATCAAAAATATCAGCCACATATTTACTTAAAACATTGCGTATATATTCCGTCAAATTCATTCCTGATCTCCTAAATAACGTTTATAAAAATCCAACAGATTCGGTTTATGTGGATCGATATTGGCTGCCTCCTGATCCGCAATCATACGCGCCATCAGGCGCATGGAATGGCGCACCGTTTTTTGGTATGCCAACACCTCAAACAGTTGCATCATATGATCAGGTAAATCATGGGTAATCATTTGACCGGCCAAGCGCAGCACTACCCACCCTCGTGCCGCCGCTAAATTGTATTTGCGGCAATCTTTCTCGTACCCGCCGCCGCGTGTATGCCCACCCGCGATCCGCTCCCCCTCATCATTGGTAGTTCCCCAAATGCCGCCCTCGATCTCGACGGCTACCCAATAGGGGTCAGGCCACGCAAAATCAAAACGATAACGATCCACCCCGATCTGCTTACCCGTAAAGGAACAAGCCGGATCGGGATAGGGATTTTGGCGCTCTCCATTCATGGCAACCCACGCCTGCCAAAAGGTCGCCTCAAGATGCAAGTTGGCCTGCTGTTGAGCTAATTGTTTGAGTGTTTTAGGGGGCATATCGGGTGTCTCCTGATATTCAATAGGAATATATTGATTCATGGCTAGTTGCAATCTAGGTAACATATCTCGTGCTTTTGCAACATCAAGCGCATAACTTAACCACTTGGTATTACGATTTATATCTTTAGGGAGAATATTTAAATCAGCCATAATAGTAAATTGCTGATCAATGGTTAACTCTTTCCAAAATAAATATTGTAATTTATCAAATTCCATGATCAAACTCCACAATCTGATAAATCCCCTGATCCCCTAATTCAATCAGGCCGGCGCTTTCCAATTCATCATATAGATCATGATGCCCCACAATCACAAAGGTATGATTAAACTGATGGCGCAAGCGCCAATACAATTGCATAGCGGCAGGGGATACATTTAACTCCTGCCGACACGTTCGGCATAAACGCCCCCCATTCATAAATTTGGCACAACGTTGACAACGTTTCATTCCTAATTCCCTTGTTAATTATTCAATCTTGATCTATAATATCCCTTAGCTAGTGCATAGCTATGCAGCATAACGTAAGTCGATAGACTAAGCGTGCTGCAAAAGATCATGTTGTTGATCAAGTAACAAATCCTCGTCAATCCGGGAGGCAGGTTTACCGATAGGGGTATCGTTTAATAAATCAATAGAAAAGAATTGCAATTTATCCCCATCCTTATTAGGCCGCCCCATAATGGTTAGGGACTTTTTGGCGCGTGTAATCGCTACATAAGCTAGATTAAGCTCCTGTTGGTATTGCGCCGGGGATTGCCCCTTAAACTTTAAAGGGATTTGCTCAGGATTCACAATATAAATCCGCTCCTCCTCTAACCCCTTTGCTTTATGGACAGTGCTTAACCACACGATTTCACGTTGGATTAACTCCTCTTTAAGCGAATCGCCGGCTAAGGTCACCTCACTACCATCCTCAAGCAGTAGTACCACACGCCGATTATCCCCCCGTACCCCTAGAATACGCTGATTTTTGTAACGGAATTTGCCTAACAGGGTGGGGAATTTATCCAAGAATTCCAATGGGGTTAAGTGATCCTCAAACAGTGCATCAATCTCCCTGATAAGCGATCCTAAATCAGTACATCCAAAATCGCTGTAGCAGGTTTGCAACGCCTCGATCTTATCGGTAATCGCTTGGATCGCCATCTCACTTGCTCCCTGCGATTCAAGAAAATCAGTTTGCCGCTTTAAGTAATCTTGCAACAGCACCGGTAATGCCTCATAGGTAAAGCCGCTTTGCTTGGCAATCGCCTCAAGTACGGTGATCAACTCCTTGCCAATATCGCGCCCCTTCACTTTAGCAGCCACCCGCTTTTGGATAAAGCGAATCGCTAACCCAATCAGGGGTGCATTCAAGCGGCCTAAAATCAGCACATTGGCCTGATGCGCCATGATCTCATCAATGCCTAACGGCTCCGCCACATAGCGCACCGCGCCCGGTTCTGCGCCATCATGCGCCTCAATCTGTGGCACTAGGCGCTTGGCTAAATCAATCACGGTAGTAGGACAGCGATAATTTTTAGAGAGAGGGAGTTGAGCCGGCTTGACGCGATCAATAATATTATCCCATGATTGAGCGTCGGCCCCGGCAAATGAGTACACAGCTTGGGATGGGTCGCCAACAAAGGTTAAGCGTCCATCCCGACGTTTACATTTGAGGATAAGCTCCAATGCCATCTTGCTTAAATCCTGTGCCTCGTCCACAAAGATCAAATCAAAGGTCAAGGGACGCATATCAGGCCGCGAGGCCGGGTAATAAACCAAATCGGTAAAATCCACCGTGCTGTTGCGCTCAAACTCCTCCCATCCCTTTTTGAATAGATAGTTAATCCCGTCCAATGTGGTATCAAAAAACAGGGGATAAAAATCACGCGCATGGCATAAATCACGGATAGCGTTTTTATCCTGGGGGTTAATTAAATCGTACCGGATAAAACGGTGTAATCCCTCAATATCATATAAAAGGGTTTTCTGTAAGTCCGTATCCCTGCTATCGGCAATCGCCTCAAGCACCGGTTCAGGGATCGTGCCGAGGAGATTAGCCTCCTCCCACCACTTGTTGGCTAAATCACGGTATTTGGTTTGGGTAACAATCGGCTTGCGCCGCATCGCATAATTAATCGCTGCCCACCCTAACCCGTGTACTGTCTTAATTTCTTTATCGCTTAATTTATCGCCTAAGCGCCGCAGCAGCTCGGCCTTGATAGTCCGATTAAATGCAATCAAGGCAATGGATTGGGTGGACTTTGCCATTAAGCGCTGTACGGCCATTTCAATCGTGCTTGTCTTCCCCGATCCGGCGACCGCGTTAACAATCAGATGGCCGTCGCCATTCTCCAAAAAATCAAAAATCTTTAACTGATATTCCGATGGGGTAATCATTGAAGTCTCCGCTCAACGCTTTGCAGCATCACAATCAAATCATGCAAAGATTCTTTATCCAATAAGATAACGGCCTCATCCCCGCTATCTGGGTCTTGATCGTTGCAAGTCCAACTAAAAACGCTCAATACAACCTCGCTGTGTTCCATTCCATCCGTATCAGAGAAAATAGGGGTTTGTAAGATCGTAATCCGATTCGCGCCTATTTGCAGGGTTTTTGGATACTCTATAATCATGTCCATTTTACAAATCCTACATTTCATGATCGATCTCCTCCACTAAAGTCAGGCGTTCACAACGCGCTTTGCCAGTCGTGTGAAACGGCACAACAACACCTGCAAGATCACGCCAGGCAATCCGACATTTCCAGATTGATCCATGATGATGAGGATAATTTGACGTTACCCAAAGGTAAGTACCAAAGTTAACACCACATCCGCAATCCGTTCCCCGATCAGGATTGCACACCTCTGTTAAAACCGATCCTGGCTGAATAATCCAATGATCAGGCTTATCATATTCCGTACTCCCGATTGCCTTGTAGACAATAATCCCCAAGTCATCAGACTCAAATTGTTGGAGCCATTCTGAAGGGGATAAAATACCTTCAGCCCCGCTCAGGTTAGCGTAGCTCAGGTTAGCGTAGCTCAGGTTAGCGCCACTCAGATTAGCGTAACTCAGGTCAGCGTAACTCAGATTAGCCCGTCTCAGATCAGCGCCACTCAGGTCAGCGTAACTCAGGTCAGCCCGTCTCAGATCAGCGCCGAAAAACATGCGCTCACCTAAGCTATAAAAACCAATCAACAATTCAGAAATACTATAAACATCCATTGATTATCTCCTTTCCCCCTATCTTATATCTAAATACTTATCTTGTCAAATCTTTTTTGTAGGCTACTAACAAGCGCTCGGCCACTGCCTGATTCCCCCCTACTACCTGCAACACGTCATCAAGCAATGGCGCGTAACAACGGCAATAGCTACCCTGATAGGTTCCCGTGCCGTGACAGTGGGGACAATCGGGATCATAATCGTGGGGTAAGGTGCTTATATCCACTGATCCGCCATCAAACCACTCCCCAAAATGCTTAAGCACTTTGGCCGCATCAAGGGGTAAATCATAATCCTTATTCGCCCGGTGCCATTCACACCATTCGGCGATCTGATCTTGGGTAATATCGGGATACTTGCGCTTAAAGGCGGCAGATACCATGCCGATCCGTTTAGCCTCTACTTTATCGATCCGGTTCAGATCAGCGCTAAATAAACAAATGGCGACAATATCAAAAATGGGGTCGCGCCGCCTGGGTGCGGCAGGGTTCTTTGATGGTTTAATAATTGATGGATCGGGGCTTGACTTTAAGCCCCCCGCCCCCGTTGAATTCAAGCCCCCCGCCCCCTTGACTTTAAGCCCCCCCGTTGAATTCAAGCCCCCCATATTTTTACCGTCCGGGTTATTCCCGCCGCGCCGTTCTTCTGGGAGGGGAATGTAGGGTACAGGGGTAAAGCCGTATTGTTGGCATAGCTGATCATAACTGTCACAATTTAATCCTGGAGCAACAATGATAATCCGATCCGATGTTTGTCGGGCATCCGTATAATCAGGGATGCGGATAATTTTGTGGGCAGTAATTAAGCTGTTTTTTAATGGTCGAATATTGGCCGCCGATCCTCGGATTCGTTGTGCTAAAGTTTTTGCCATTGCCCACGATTCCCCTGATTCATTGGCAAAATCAGCATAGGCCAACATCAATAAGAGGCGCGTGCCTTTAATGTCAAGTTCGTTTTTCCATACATAGGTGATAAATTCAATAGACATTTGTATAGGCTCCTTTACAAATTATTGTAACTAGATCGCGGCATAATCAATGTCAGATCATGTATATGATCCAAATTTCCATAACGCAATAATGATGCTAATGCACGTTTAATCTGTTGGCCTTCAAATAAATGCTTCTGACTATTTGGCATATATACTTCCATCCAATCACTATCTTCTGGATTTGTAATTTGAAAGATTAATGTATAATGCCCTCGATATTGATAATGTTTACTATCACCATTCTCAAATGTGACAATTCCATTCGATGATGCGAGCATTTGAGAGATAATCGTAATGGTATTTTTCTGTGCATAGTGCATTTCTGCTCCATAACGTTTTTCTTCAATCGTAATTAACCAACATTCACGATAGTTATGGATTACATAATCTAAATCAGTAGCCACAAAACTTTTACTATCATAAGGTGGCTGTAAACCACGTAACCAATGACTAAACTCACTGGCATATTCTTCCTGATCAAAATATCGTCGCGTCATTTGATCCTCCAAATAATCAATTCCCGATTGATCTCTAAAAGCGCTTTATTGGTTTTTGCCCATTCGACCTGTTGCGCGTTATATTGCTCGGTAGAATATGGGCAGCTAATCCGACGCTCTAATATCATCTTTTTGGTATTGAGCCGCATCAAAATATCAAAAACATGATCCACAACCTGCCGATCATCGCTACGCCATTGTGTTGGCTGAATAAGTAATGCAACATGTGAGCTTGTTGGCATCTTACCGGCACACTCTCGCATAAAAAGTGTCAGTGATTCATAAAATTGATCTAATGGCATATTGGCAAGGTCTTCAGGATCATCACTATATTCACCTTCTGCCTGTCGCCAATAAGGGGGATCAAGATATAAAAGTGCTACTTCTGACCAGCGCTTATCAAGTGGTGGTGTGCCGTCCAAAATATCAAACTCTCGAATTTCTTTCTCGCGCCCGATAATCAGTTTACGATCACTCACCCAATAACGACGCAAACGACGCTGACAAACATCGATAGTTGAACCCCCGCCCGCAAAAGGATCAACAACAATATCAAACGGATTTGTATATAGATAAAGTAAATTCTCAACAATACGTTGCTCGGAGTTACCAAAATGAGTCACGCTATTGGTCTTTTTAGCAAAAGTCCAGACGTTGTATAGAGGTCGTTTCCAGCCGTGCTGATCTGGCTGGTCGTCTTGATCAAGTTCAAAATTGGAGAGTTTTACAAGTTTAGTTCCCAGGAACTTTTCTTGTAAAACTATTTCAATGCGATTCGCAACAGTTTGTTGTGTGAATTCAAACGCTTTTGCTATCTTTGCTTGTGTCTCGCACGCCAACCACATTTCCAAGATAGTTTCATTTTGTTGGCGTTCCTGCTCTTCACGAATGCCTTTTGTCCACTCTGAAATAGTTTTCTTACGAACAGAAACGATTTTAGCAATTTCATCAAGTGTGTAATTGTATTCAGCAAAAAACCGCAAAGCATTAGCACGTTTTTCTTCATATGATGTTTGTTCACCGTGATCATTGTTTAACATATTAGCAATGGCAAATTGCTCTTTTGGCTCAGTGTTCGGATACCAAAATACATTAATTTCACGATCTTCACCATTCATTTTCTTTAGATAGGCTAAATGCCGATGACGACCGTCTAGCAGCTTGTAATCTGCAGCAATGCTAATAAAACGATGTTTAGATTCAATGCTTTCTAAATCGTTCATATACTGTTCAATTTTTGCTTGTATCGGTTTTTTCCGGGGGTAGATTTTCTCATCAAAAATCACCTCTGAGAGCCAAATTGTTTTTACTTGCGGTTGAATATCAAGAAATTCCATGTTAGACCCATTCATTTGTTTTTCCTTTGATAACTAAAAACGCCTTACTTTAGCACCTGTGTCCTGTGGCTTGCCTCACTGTAAGGCTAAAGACACAAGCGCTAAAATAAAGCGTTTGCCTACAGTGATTAGGTCGCCACAACCTAGCATTTTTTATCATGCTAGGCATATTATACTCTTGTACAGGTTCCTTTACAAGTCCGACAACGGGGTTGGATCACCATCCTCTAGCGCCACTTCAATATAAAGCTGAATCGCTTCACTGATCATTGCGATGGCTTCAGGAATAGTTTCACCCTGACTGGCAATCCCAAAACTAGGACATTCAATCCAATATCCTGTTTCCCCTGGATCGGCCTTATGAATGATAATGGTGATCATTTGTAAATCCTTTACTCTAAAAAACTATCCTGTTTGATTTTCGATTTTTCCAAGCGCTGCATCAAAGATACCGTGTAAGGCAAATCAAGCCATCGCTGTGCCATCGCACAGTAATCCTGTGATAAATCCCCGCCGATATAGTGTCGTCCCGCATTACGCGCCGCTACTAAGGTTGTCCCGCTGCCGCAAAAAGGATCAAGGATCACATCACCCGGTTTGGTAAACAGTTGCACAATTCTGTCCATCAACAGCAGGGGTTTTTGGGTAGGGTGGAGGCGATCCCGTCCGCGTGGCGCGTGGAATTCCCATATATCCCGAAAGTTAACCCCGCCATTGACGGCCTTTGCATAGTCCCGGTTGTATGTCCACTTTGATCCATGTGGACAGTACCAATAAAATTTTTCGCTTGATTGGGACACGATCCGTCCGCTAAAGTTAGGCGGTGCATCCGGCTTAAACCACGTTAGCTCGGCCATCAGCCGCCATCCTAACTCAAGGCCATGATAGCCGATTTTAATCAAGCCGATTTTGCCGTTAAAAATGATCACGTTGCTGCCGGGGGTAAGGACGCGCTTGGCTTCATCCATCCAAGTTAACGGCACATCCTTATCCCACTCCTCATCAACACTTTTATAAGCACCACCATGTTTATCCGGGCGTTTAATAATCGTTTTCTCATATTCGGCCAAGCCATAAGGCGGATCAGTAATAATGCCATTGATCGAGGCGTCCGGTAAGGATTTAAGTAAAGCAACCGCATCCATACAATAAATTTGATCGATCATTTATCCCCCCACAAACGGTTATTTTGCCATGTTTGCACCGGCGGCTTTT